TGCGGCAGCAAAGAAGCCATTCAAAGGATGGATTGCACTTAATAAATCCACTGGAGAGATTGCTTTCGCTGATGCGATAGATAGCAAAGAAGAAAAGGAGAACGTAGATGCCACGATACGTAAGTCGATTGAATCCGTGGACATTTCTAAACCATTTAGACGCGAATTTACCGACGCCCCTGAGGTATTCTATAAGAAGGAAACCGGAAATAGGGTATTGGGGATTGAGTGCTCATGGTGCGACTACAAAAAACATTGCTGGAAGAACCTTGAATTCAGACGACAGCTCCCAAGCAAAGGAAAGAACCCCAAGTTCGTCTGGTACACCCACATCACAGATGAGTGGCGTGACGCTGACAATACAGTATCGGACACCTGATGGCGAGCCGTCTGTCAAATTCTTCAAGACAAGTGAAGCGGAAGCCTACGACTTCATCACAGAACTCAAAGAAGGCATCCCCTTCCCGACGCTCTACTGTGAAAGCCAAATCTGCGCCTTCGCGGCAAGCAAAATTGCAGAAGTCCGTATCGAAAAAACGGATGTCTCCGAGGTCAGCGAAGGCAAAGGGCAGGAAGCTACAGAATTGGGTAGCTGAACAGCTTTTGAAAACACTTAAGAGGTTGACTTCGCTTGACGTGAGGTCAACCCCTATGGGCGTTAATGGCGTCGATGTACAGCTGTCTACGGCGGCTTACAATCAATTCCCCTATGATATAGAATGTAAGAACACGGAGCGTATGACAACGCTCTATAATTATTATGAACAAGCCATTAGCCACGACTCCGGTGGAGAACCGTTGTTAATTGTTAAAATGAATCACAAAAAGCCTCTGGTCGTCGTAGACGCGGAGCATTTTATAAAGGTAGCTACATGTCAGAAGAAAACGAACTCAGCCTAAAACCTGGCGACTCCGCACTTATCATTAGGCATGAGCATGGGGACGACGCAGGGTTTGGCATAGAGATATATCACCACCCTGACGATAGGATTAGCGAAGAAGATGTGGTATTCTACGCGCTACTAACGAGAGGTATGGCGTATGCCGCCACTCAGGATGTACAATCCTTGCTTGAACTTGGCGAGGAAAGTTATGGAGACGACGAAGAAGAAGTCATAATTACCCACCATTAAGGAGATTTGCGTGAAACACGTAGACTTGTGTAGCGGTATCGGCGGCTTCGCTCTTGGATTTGAGTGGGCTGGACTCTCAACCCCTGTACTGTTCTGCGACATTGAGGAGTGGTGTCGGAACATACTACAACAACACTGGTCGAATGTACCTGTTAAATCAGATGTAAAGGAACTAGCAAATGACCCAGAAAGACTTGTTCCAGACTGTGACATCCTCACAGCTGGATACCCCTGTCAGCCCTTCAGCCAAGCAGGTAAGAGGCAGGGCGAAGAAGACCCACGCCACATCTGGCCGTACATCCGCAAAATTGTTGCATCCAAAAGACCCTCTTGGGTTGTTTTCGAAAACGTTTATGGTCACATCAGCTTGGGACTCGACGCGGTGCTCACTGACTTGGCAACCGAAGGCTACACCACAAGGACATTTGTTGTTCCAGCTGTCGCCATCGGCGCACCCCATAGAAGAAACAGAGTCTGGATTGTGGGCTACACCGAACACAATGGACCATCTGCCACAAAGGTCACCGGAAGCACTGAAGAAGTTGGCGACAGAGGGGCGCAAGGGGCGCAAGCATCTTTCGAATCTGCGGGAGCAGGTAGACCCAGAGACGGTACAAGCGTGGAAGAAAGCACAAGAACCTCAGATGTGGGCTACGCCACGGACGACGGATGTGACGGGGGGTCCGAGGCAACTGGACGAGCAGGGGCGCAGAGTGAGCAAGACGAATCCCGACCTGAAGTTCGGGGCGAACTTGGCGGACCAGGTTCGGATGTGGCCGACGCCGACGACCAGAGACCACAAGGGTGGGTATCAGGGCGGCAGGATACGGAACGGCAAGGTGTCAATGGACACGCTGGATGTAGCAGTGCAATACACAGACAACCCAACCAAGAATGGTGGACAACTGAACCCGACGTGGGTAGAGTGGCTCATGGGGTATCCGGCAGGGTGGACCGAATTAAAGGACTAGGCAACGCCATCGTTCCTCAAATAGCACAACAAATAGCTGAATCAATAAAGGTTGTAGAAAATGCCAAGAAATGTTAGATACAGAATAGAAGCTGACACTTCTGAAGAACTTCAGAAAGCAGTCGCAGAATATCAAAATCAGTACCCTTATGTAGGGTACGATACACGACTAATAACAACCACACAGGAAGACGATAAGTATGTCGCGTACATGAATCGTCTTTCATCTTGCGACTAGGAGTTTGGCGTGAGACACGAAGAATACATGAAGAAAGCCGCAGAGAATGTGGATGAAGTAAACCACCCCCCGCACTACAATAAGCAGGGGGTGGAGTGCATCCATGCTATCGAAGCAGCTACGGATGAAGGATATCAGTATTATCTACAAGGTAATATTATTAAATACTTGTGGCGTTATCGTTACAAGGGCAAGCCTGTAGAGGACTTGCAGAAGGCTAGGTGGTACCTAGACCGCCTGATTGGTATAATGGAAAATGGCAACAAGGAAAATAAGGGCTAACATTGTAGTCGCCGCAGAAATAGATTTAGACGAATTCAATGTAGACATTGACGAAGTATCTGATTCCGTAAAAGAGTACCTTGACGATTTGTTTTATGACGTTGAGGGAATTAATCCGAAAAGAATCCAAGTGAGGACACACTATGAGTAACGTAACTTTGCCTACCTATTATCAACAATTCATTCACAAGTCTCGGTATGCACGATGGCTACCGGAAGAGGGTAGGCGCGAAGAGTGGCATGAAACTGTGTCACGTTACATGTCTTATATGAAAGAAAATCTACAGAAAAATCAGGGGTACACAATCCCTGATGATACGTATGAAGAAGTAAAGAACGCCATCCTGCATCAGGACGTAATGCCGTCCATGCGAGCTATGATGACAGCGGGTAAAGCCCTTGAGCGCGACAACACAGCGGGGTATAACTGCTCATACCTGCCCGTGGACGACGCTAAGGCATTTGACGAGGCTATGTACGTGCTTATGTGTGGCACCGGTGTAGGCTTCTCTGTGGAGCGGCAATACATATCCAAGCTACCCGAAATTCCAGAACTTATGTTCGATGCAAAGGAAATTATCGTTGTTAGCGATAGCAAAGAGGGATGGGCGAAAGCATTCCGTAAGCTACTAGCTTTACTGTGGACAGGAGAGATTCCTACATGGGATATGAGCAAAGTCCGTCCTGCGGGTTCTAAACTAAAAACATTCGGTGGTCGGGCATCTGGTCCGGCACCCTTGGATGATTTGTTTCGTTTTTGTGTTGATACATTTAAAAATGCGGCGGGGCGTAGGCTGTCTAGCTTAGAATGTCATGATATTATGTGTAAGGTTGGTGAGGTAGTTGTGTCCGGTGGTGTACGCCGCTCTGCAATGATTAGCCTATCTAACCTGTCTGACGATAGAATGCGACATGCTAAAGTCGGCGCCTTTTACGATACTGACCCGCATAGGCAGATGGCTAACAACTCTGTTGCGTACACAGAAAAGCCGGATATGCAGACATTTATGCGGGAGTGGATTTCGCTTGCGCAGTCTGGCACCGGTGAGCGAGGTATGTTCTACCGTGGTGCGGCACAGAGGAAAGCCGCAGAGAATGGCCGGCGTGAAGCTGACTATGCTTTTGGCACGAACCCTTGTAGTGAGATTATTCTGCGTCCGTACCAGTTCTGTAATCTGTCAGAAATTATTGTACGCGGCACTGACACGGTGAAACAGCTACAGAAAAAGGTACGCATCGCTACTATTATTGGTACTTGGCAATCCACCATGACCAACTTCCCATACCTACGCCGTATCTGGCAAAAGAATACGGAAGAAGAGCGTTTGTTAGGCGTATCTATGACTGGCATCATGGACAACAGTATTCTTAATGGTACTGACTCTGTGTACGGCGGCAACATAAGCACCACCCTGCAAGAACTTAAGCAAATTGCAGTGCAGACTAATGAGGAGCTAGCTAAGGAAATTGGCATTCCGCAGTCTGCTGCCATCACTTGTGTTAAGCCTTCTGGCACTGTTTCACAGCTTACTGATTCTGCCTCAGGTATTCATGCACGGCACAGCAAGCACTACATCCGTACAGTAAGGGGCGATAAGAAAGACCCTCTCACACAGTTTATGATGGATGGCGGCATTCCGTGGGAAGATGATGCTTGGAGCAAGGCTAATGCCGTGTTCAGTTTCCCCATTAAAGCACCTGCTAACTGCATCACTCGCAATGACATGTCAGCGATTGAGCAACTTGAGTTTTGGAAGAAGTACGCTATGTACTGGTCAGAGCACAAGCCATCAGTCACAATCTCCGTGTCTAACGACGAGTGGCTTGAGGTGGGCGGCTGGATTTACAAGAACTTTGACATTGCCTCTGGGCTGTCATTTTTGCCACGCTCTGAGCACGTATACGAGCAAGCCCCGTATCAAGAGTGTGATGAAGATACATACAATGAGTTCCTGAGCAAGATGCCACTGGACATTGATTGGAAAGGCTTAGCTGAGTACGAGCAAGACGACAACACAACAGGGATGCAGACACTTGCTTGCTCTGCTGACAGCTGTGAAATCGTAGACATTAGCGCGTAGGGAGTTGACGTATGCGTAAGGAAATGATACAAGTTCTTAAGCATCACGCTGAAGCAAATGTACAGCTTCATCAGATGAACATAGAAGCCTACCTGAATAATCCTACAGGTATTGGGGAGCATTCAGATATCATGGAGGCGGTTCAAGCTGAGTTGGATAAAATGGCACAGCACGAAGACCGACTTGATATAATGAATAAATATTATAACGAGTAAACAATGAACCGTAAAAAGGCGAACAACTCTGCAGTTGATAGGTTTTTTCATGAGGGGCGCAAAGCCTTTTATAGGACAGAAAAACGAAATAATCACTTTCATTTAATGTCTAATCCCTACTCAACTTCATCCTTCCGAGGTAAAGAGTGGCAGCGCGGGTACAACTCGTGCTATTTCGAAAACTTGTCTAGACTTAAAGAGGTATAATATGTCAGACGAAAAGCAGATGGTTACTATAGATGGTAAAGAGTATGACTTTGTTGAACTTGAAGACGGTCAACAATATTTAGTTAAACAGCTACGTGATATGAATAGAAAAATTGCTACAGCTAAGTTTGACCTAGACCAGCTATCCGCCGCACAAGATATGTTTTCTAAAATGTTGATGGCGTCCCTAGAAGAACCAGAAAAGAAAGAAGAGTAGTATGAAGGAATTGGAACCAGAAGTTAATGACCGTAAGAAGTTTGACTTGGACTTGCAGTATGGCAAGGTTCGTGAAAAACTTATCGCTGATATGCTTCAAGATAAAAAGATTGAGGTGAAATCAGAGAGGGATATGTGGGCACGTACCGGCAATATCGCTATCGAATACAAGTCATATGGTAAGCCTAGTGGCATCTCTGCTACGGAAGCAGACTACTGGTTCCATAACCTTTGTATCGGTGATGGCATCTTTGCTACTTTGGTGTTTCCCGTGGAATCACTGAAGAAAATCATTGATAACCTTGACTACAAGAAGAGTGTAAAGGGCGGGGATAACTACGCTTCTCAGATGTATCTGCTTAACATCCAGAAGTTGTTCTCGTCTGATGTAATCAAAGCATTTAAGAAAGAACCAGATGTCAGCGATAAAAACGTTGTCAGTATTAAGTGAACTTGACGTTCACCTCAGTCTGACAAAGCAAGGTATTGGCGTAGTTATATCAGGTGGAGATGCTGAAACATCTTTCAGTGAATACACTTGGGATGAACTAATAGATGATATTATTGACCAGCATTCTATTCCTGTGCTGGCAAGTAATGATTTTAAAATTAGTAGAGAAAGTGCAGAGTTTGTTGTAAGCACAGCACAAAAAATACGCCATACTAGCAGAGGGCTAGTACAGCGCGTATCTAATATGGATGTCATAGACATCGGATAAAATTACTACGTGAGTCGGCCTGAAGAAGGACAAAAGCGTAGTGTTAGCGGGGCGGTGATTGAGTACAGTGGTGTACCTTTCCCGCCCCGTGTTTTTATGGCGAGGATGTAAATGCTCCGTAATTTGAGGTCGCTGTTCCAGAACCTATTAATTCCTCTGTCTGAACATTTACATCTCGTTCTTGGTCATCCCTAAGGGCTTCAGTAATAGCTAATGTGCCTAGTGCTGTCTTACCGAAGAAAAGGTTTTGTATTTTTTCCATTCGTGTCATGGCTCTGCCATTGCCTAACATTGCATCCACAACTTTAGGATTTGCCAAAAATCCAGCCATTCGAGATTGTGTGCTGAGGCGTGCTATGCCTCCAGCAAATTTTCTAGGGTCCAAGGTAAATAAATTACCTACAACCTGTGCGCCGGAAAGGGCAGAACCCGCATCAGACATCTGCGCTCTTACTATAGATGCATACTCAGCTAACATATCAATTACCTTTACGTCTTGCTTATTGAGTAGGTCTATGTCCGCTCCAATACCTTTTAAGGTTTCCATTATTTCTTGTAGTTTAGCCCCGTCAACTACAATGTCATTATAATCCTCTACTACTCCAGATTTTGAGGAACGAGTAAGAACGCCGCTCTCAGCAGAGAAAATGTAATCAATTAATCCCCTTCGTAATTCTGCACGTTGCGCTGTTTTTCCTTCAGGTGTTGCCTCTCTTCGTACAACTAACCCTAAATCGCTCATCTCTTTTCTTAAGACAAGTGGGTCATCCCAAGACAGTGTTTTGAATAGTTCTTTAAATTGTGTGCCAGGTGCTGCTGTTCTAATAGTCGTTAAAACTTCACTATTTTTTAGCCGAGCCAATAAGCTAGCATCAGATTTTAAAGCTTCTTCTGTTGCTTCATCAAGTCCCAAAGCTCTGCGCAAGGCTACATCAGGAAATTCTTTTTGCAACATCACATTTAATGCATTTGCTGCTTCTTCTACTGAAGCATCAGTTGTTACGATGTTTTTAAGAACATCATCCAGCCTGTTTCTAAAATATGCTTCTACTTCATCAAATGCAGTGAGGGGTGCTTTAGCAATTCCAAATTCTGTTTCTGTTGTTATTGCACCATCTGGGCCAACTACTTCTTTATCTGTTTTCGTCAACAGCTTACTGCTACGTTTTTGTTGTAAGTGAGAAATTAAATCTTGAACAT